ACCATAGAACAGGTGGAATATCTGAATTATTGGGTCGGGAAAATGAAGATCCAAGTCGGCATGCTATTGCTGTTGCAAAACTTGCTAATGCTGGCATCAGAGGCATCAAATATTTAGACCAAGGGTCCCGTGCTGCGGGAGAGGGTTCTCGTAACTACGTTGTCTTTGATGACAAGCTAGTAAACGTAAAGCGGAAGTATGAACAGGGTGGTGAAGTAAAAGAACTGCTACAGGACGAATACCCGACAGAATACATGCCGGAGGTTGGTCGTCAGGTCATGGCTGACGGCGGAGAGACAGCGCAGCCGGGGAGGGATGTATCTCCTCTTGGTTTCTACAGCCACGCAGCAGAGACGGCTCAGAACTTCCCGCAAGCCAAGGGAACCCCAGATCAGTTTAGATCTATGCTCTTAAATTCTGGCGTTAAGCCTGCTGAGATAGAGCATTCTGGATACGATGAAGCGTTTGCTGGCAAGCCAAGCGTGACACGGGAGGATGTTGCACAGCATTTCCGTGAGCGGATGCCGCAGATTGAAGAGACAATTCTGGGAGGCCCTTCAGAAGTTATATTCACGCCAGAAATGGAAAAACGTCTTGATGAACTAACGGAGAAGAGAATTGCTTTGGGCCTAGGTAAAGACGAAATGGCCGAAAAAAATAAATTGTTTTCGTTGCAGGAAGAGGCACGCAGAGGAACGACGCCAACTAAATACGGCGACTATACCCTCCCCGGCGGCGATAATTACCGCGAAGTTCTGCTGAAATTGCCGGAAAATAATTTTAACGCTCCAGCGCGTTTTTCGTTTCGCGAAGGCGAGGGAATGCGCCGCTCTAATACAGAAAATTACCGTTCTTCTCACTGGAACGAACCCAACGTCCTTGCGCACTTGCGTCTTTCTGACCGCACCGGTCCAGATGGCGAAAAGATTTTGCACCTTGAGGAATTGCAAAGCGATTGGGGGCAGGAAGGACGGAAGAAAGGGTTCAAAGATCAAAATACAGTTGCTGCATATGAAAAGCATAATCGGGACTTAAATGATGCAGAGTTGGAAACTAAGCGTTTAATGAAAATTGCCAGTGAACGCCTTGGCCAACAAAATCTTCTCTGGGATCAGGCGGTTCGTGTAGTGCCAGAACTTGAAGCCGCAAATAAACGGCAGGTTGATTTGTATTATTCAATGCCAAGCCCTCCATCTGGCCTGACCGCGGCTCCCTACGTCACAAGTACTGATGATTGGACTAATCTTGCCCTAAAGCGTGTCTTAAAAGAAGCTGCTGAAGGTGGCTATGACAAAGTTGTCTGGACACCGGGCGTTGAACAGGCAAAGCGGTATGATTTGGCTGACCAAAAGGGCATGAAGGGCTACTACGACGATATATTGCCAAAGGCTTTGCAGAAACTTGTAAGTAAACATGATAAAGAAGCAAAAGTCGGGATAAAGGGATCTTTGCCAAACAAGGACGGAGATTCTGTCCCTGCTATGGGTATTGATATAACACCCAAGATGCGTGAAAGCATTATGCAGGGGCAGTCAGCTTTTGCTGATGGCGGAGAGGTAAATGGATATGCCCGTGGGGGATTGTTAACCAGAGAAGATACTGAACTTCAAAGGCGATTGAAGAAGATTTTAAGAGAAGATGATGTTGACCCTGAAAGGGCGGCAGAATTTGCGCGGGTAAGAGGCACATATGAAATGCCAGTGCATGAGCGTGGCGCATATTCTAAACGTGTTCTACCTATGGAAGCGCAAGATGTAACTACAAATATTGGCCCATTAGGAAACGCAAGGCCAAAAGTAGCGCCTCAAATGAGTTGGAATGATTTCCATAAGATTGGTAAAGGCGGCACCATATTTACTTTGGGCGGTGATAGATCAAACCTTGGAAGGCTCACACACATTAATGGAAAACCATTAGCTTGGAGCGTAGATCTCCATGCTGGCACCAAGTATATGCTTGAACCCAATGAAGGTGCTGTATGGGCTAATGATCAGGGTGCTGCCACCGCTTTGAGAAATAACATTTTGGAAGCCGCTGAGAAGGGGCCTGTTTATGGGGCGTTTGCTCCTATGGCTCCTACTGCTGTGGATTCTTCCGTTAATATGTTTGAGGCTCTTATGTCCCAGATACCGGGGGCTGGCCTTTCCAAAAAAGATGCTAAGAAATTTGATGATAGTTTAAAGGCTGGAGAGCATATTAAAGGCACAGGAGATGACGCAGAAAAGACTAGGGGTAAAAGGATACAGGAATTAGATAAATGGCCCGGTATATTAAATGCAGAAGCTGCAAGTGATTTTGCGCGTACAATATCTGGTGCCCATAGGGCTGCGATTGTAAAGCATATGGAAGCAGCGCCATGGCAGAAGATGGGTTTTCCTTCTGTTGGAATTACACGGGCAGCAATTACTGATCCAGAACTATTGAGTACATCTGGAAATATGATGGGTCATCACATAGTTGAGTTAGATCCGAGTAAATATGATCGTGATAGGTTAGCTTTTGAACATTCTACATATCCAGTACCAACGTCTGGAAAGATAGTTGGTAAGGTTCCTCTTATTGAGCGTCAGGTTGCCATGCCTGATTATGCTGAAAAATCTGTCATGGATCCTGCAATACATAAGACAGGCGCATTAAAAGGCGAACCTCTGATAATTCATCCTTACTCTCCAAATCCTTTGGGACGATCTTCTTGGAGAGGAAATACTGAATTAAGGCAGGGTATTCAGCCTATTAATGATCGGATGCTGGAAAGTATTCAGGAAGTTCATGGGTCAGACTTTGCTGATGGCGGAGAGGTCCCCCCTGCTGCGGGGCTAATTCAAAGGCGGCAAATCCCTGTTTCTCAATCCCCTATCGTAGACAGGGCACTTATGGTATCCTCTAGGTCTGCACCGACGTTGCCCGGTGCCCCCTTTCTTTCACGGCAACTCCGGGGACGCCCGGTTTCCTAGCTAGGAGCGCATTATGTACGAAATGGCTAAAAAGGGCCGCGATGCCATGAAGGCAAAAGCCCGTAAACTTGCCGGTGAAAAGGACGAAAAGGTTGATTCCTCGGACTGGACACCCCCCGCAAAGCTGAATGCTGACGTTAAGACGGGTATGCGCCCGATTAGCCGCCGTGCCTACAAGAAGGGCGGCAAGGTTATGGGTGCCGCTGCTCTGGTTCGTGCAGACCGTAAGCCACGGAAAAAGAAGAAAGAAGATATGATGGCTATGGCCCCGCAGGGCTATGATGACCGGAAGGACGAGCAGCTTGGCATGACCGAGGGTCCAGAGGACACTATGGACATGACCATGGAGGGTCGCCGGGACGTTGCTAGGGCTACCCGTGAGCCTATGGGTTCCTATGGCCTGAAGAAGGGCGGCAAGGTAAATTATGGTCCTGCTACGATGCCGGGCGGTAAGAATGGCCCCTCCACCAAGGAGCAGGAAGCCATTGAGCGCCGTCAGGAAAACGCCTCCAAGCCGAAGCGCGGTGCTGCTGGCCACTATAAGAAGGGTGGCAAGGTAGAGAACGACGAGGAAGAGGCCAAGGACATTGCTCTTGCTAAGGCCAATACCAACCGCAAGGAAGCCAATGAAAAGCGTGAAGGCATCAAGCACATTGGCGGCATGAAAAAGGGTGGTCGGGCTAAGAAGCAGATGGGCGGTTCTATGCCTCTGCCTCCTCCGCGTCCGTCACAGGATGAGATTGATCGGCTGTCTGCTGCGGCTGAAGATGCTCGTCTGGCTCGCGCTGCCAAGGATCTTAATCGGCTTTCCACACGGGAATACCGTAGAGAACTTGAAGCTGCTGGCGCTGGTGACAATGCCGAATACAAGAAAGGTGGCCGGGCCAAGAAGCAGATGGGTGGACCGATGGCTCCCCCGAATGCTGGTGTTCCTACCTCTTTGCTGCGTCAGGAAAATTCCCGCGGCCTGCGTCTCAGCCCCATGAAAAAGGGCGGTAAGGCCAAGTGGGAAGGTTCTGCTGAGGATGAAAAGCAGGACAAGAAACTGGCCAAGAAGTACGGCATGTCCATGAAGGAGTGGGAATCCTCCAAGATGGATGACAAGCATGACGAGCAGGAATCGTCCAAGGGCCTGAAGAAGGGTGGCCGGGCTGCGCGTTATGCCGGTGGTCGTATTGCAAAGCAGGACGGTGGCCTCCTGAGCAGCATGATGGCCGGTGAAAAGAAAGAAAAGAAAGACAAGAAGGATAAGGGTCGCACTAATATCCTGATCAATATTGAGACTTCTCCCAAGGGGCAGCACGCTGGTGGAATGCCTCCGGGCGGTCCTGCTGGCGGTCCTCCTCCGATGGGAATGCCTCCGGGTGGTATGCCGGGCGCTGGTCCGGGAATGCCTCCAATGCCTCCGGGTATGGGCGCTTCTCCGGTCCCCGGCGGAATGCCTATGCCGCGTAAGCGTGGTGGGCGTACAGTGCGTTCAGTAAAAGATTTGACTGCTGGTGCTGGATCCGGCGTTGGTAGGCTCCAGAAGACCGAGTTGGAAAAGCGCGTAAAGTAATTTGCTAGGCTGCTTTCCACTAGCAAAATGGGGGATGAGGAATTAAATGTTTCTCGTCCCCCTATTTTAGGAGGGCATGGAGGGTGGGGATGTTTACTCAACAGGGTCTATACAAGGCTGAGTTGATTGAACTGATTAAAGAAGAGATTGAACGATTAAAAGATAACTTATGTAATGGCCACGGTACGCCTGACTTTAGTGAATATCGCCATCAAGTTGGCAAGTTAGCTGGTCTCAAACTGGCTCTTGAACTTGCTGAAGTGGCAGAGACGGAGGCTTCCAAGAAGTCCCGTAACTAAAGTGAGGGGAATATGCCGTATATGATGATGAAGCATGATGTGGACCCAAAGCAGAAGTTGCTTGATGACTTGGGGGACATATCAGAACTGGAAATCTTTAACAATCAGATACTTCTTGCTGTGTACATTAGGCCGCAGCAGACACGATCTGGCCTTCATCTGGCTAGTCAGACCACTGATGAGGATCGGTATCAGTCCAAAGTAGGGCTACTGGTTAAGTCCGGTAACGCTGCATTTAAGGATGATACGGATACTTGGTTCAAAGATATTGAAATTAATGAGGAAGATTGGATCCTGTTCAGACCATCTGATGGCTGGAGCATCACAATTAACGGCGTTTTGTGCCGAATGTTGGAAGATGTTTCTACAAAAGGGCGCATTCCGCACCCTGACATGGCTTACTGATGGAGGATCCAATGGCAGAAGCAAGGGATCAGACTGAACTTGACCTAGAAATCCCGGAAGATGATGAAAAATCTACGGAAGAAGTGGAGATTGAGGTTGCAGACGGCGAAGAAGAGCCAGAAGAACCTTCATCCAAGGTCTTATCGGCTGAAGATGGCATTGCGGAGTTAAAGCAGAAGCTGGAATATGAGCGTCAGGCACGGCAAGAGGCCGAAATACGCGCTCATGAAGCAGCAAATCAGGCTTATTACGCTACTAACGAGGTAGAAGACGTAAATCTTCACCTTGTCCGCAATGCAATTGACACTGTAAGGCGTGATAATGACATTTTGCGCATGAATTACAGTGAAGCATTGTCTGTTGGCGACTATGACAAGGCTGCTGAGATCCAGCAATCCATGTCTGACAACCTGATCAAGCTAAATCAGCTTGAGGCAGGGCGTAGCAGCATGGAAAACAGAGAGAAATCTCCACCTCCGCCGCCGCCAAGGCCAGCAGCACCAAAGGATCCGGTTGAAGCATTGACTGCGAACCTGTCTCCTCGGTCTGCGGATTGGATTCGGCGTCATCCTGAGTATGCCAGAGACAATAAGATGCTGAATCAGATGATTTCGGCGCACAATCTTGTCGTTTCTAGGGGGTATGAGCCGGATACGGACGATTATTTCAATGCTGTAGAGCGGGTTCTGGAGATTGAACCTCGGCGTCAGAATGTTTCACATGAAACAGATGAAGATGCCACGTCTATGGCGGCAAAACCCGTCCAAAGAAGGAGTGCGCCCCCTGCTGCGCCTGTATCTAGGAGCGGTAATGGCACTGGATCTAGGCCAAACGTCGTAAGACTAACGGCTGACCAGCGTGAAATGGCCCAGATGATGGGTATGGATGAAAAAGAGTACGCCAAGCACATGGTAGCTTTGCGGAAAGAAGGCAAAATTCATTAAGGAGCGGGATCATGAACGATACAGAAAACGCAGCGCCAAGGCGGCGCGGACGGCAAAAGAAATCAGATATTCAGGAGCCTGTAGACACATTTATGCAGGATAATGTGTCAATTGACCCAGAATTTGACGATTTTGTTATGCCAAGTGTGCCTACGCAGGCTTCATCTGCGAACTATTCTTCGGATAGGCCCATACGTAAGCCTATGCGGGAATCCATGCGGGAAAGTGATCTTGCCCGCGCTGAACGCCGTGCTGCTGAGATTCTTGGGGCAATCAATACCCTAGATGATGGCGTGGACGAGTTCAGGATTGACCGTGATATGGTCCCCGAAGGATGGAGTTATGAGTGGAAACGTAAGACTGTCATGGGGCAGGAGGACGTTGGCTACCAGACTGCATTGGCTAGAAGCGGGTGGGAGCCGGTAGACGTAAACAAAGATTCTAAGCACCGGGCACTGATGGGGGCTGACTGGAAGGGCCAGACCATTGAGCGAAAGGGCATGATCCTGATGGAGCGGCCCAAGTCCATTACGGACGAGGCTCGGCGTCTGGAATTGCGGCGTGCCCGCGGTCAGGTCCAGATTAAAGAGGAACAGCTTACTGCTGCGCCTCCGGGCCAGTTTGAGCGGACCAATCAGGATTCCTCTTTGGCTAAGGTTAAAAAGGGCTACGAGCCTATGCCTATCCCTGAAAAATAGCCTGTATTGAGCCGCCAAGTGCGGCTCTTTACTTATCTGTACAGTATGCGTATACTACAGTTACGGCGATGCCCATTTTACTGCCCCGGCGTGCGGTAAAATTCCTCCCCCGGCGTGGAGGAACAAAACCTCAATTTAACCTCTAAAGGAGTTCCGTGATGGCGAACACAAATGCGCCTTTCGGTTTCCGGCAGTATAGCGGTACGGGATCGGCCCCCACTTATGAACAGGTGCCAGTTCGTATTGCGTATAATGCCACTAATATCTTCTACGGTGACCCTGTAAACCCAGATAACACTGGTAACGTAGTTCAGGGGTCCCCCGGCACGACACAGGTTGCAGGCATTTTTGTCGGCTGCCAGTATCTGTCGGTATCCCAGAAGCGTACTGTTTGGTCCAACTATTGGCCGGGCAGTGACGTAGCATCAAGCAACTATGTGACCGGCTACATCGTAAACGATCCCAACGCTAAGTTCCTTGCTCAGGTTGGTGGCTCGTCTTCGGTTGGCGCTGCTGTTACCGATGTCAATGCTAACGTCCAGTACGCAATCGGAACCGGTAATACCAGCACGGGCATCTCTGGTGCTTATGTTGACATTTCCGTCACTCCGACCACCACCAATACCCTTCCCTTCCGCGTTGTTGGTCTTGTGACCAATCCGCCGGGTGGTCCGGGTACGGCATCTGGGGCGTATAACTATGTTATCGTCTCCTTCAACAACGTAAGCACTAAGCAGCTTACGAGCGTCGGCTAAGAGGAGTATTGACCAATGGCTGTTAATCTTTCGGCTATTAGGGATCTGCTGCTTCCCGGCCTCCGTGGCGTTGAGGGTAAGTACGAACAGATCCCGTCACAGTATGATAAGATCTTCACCAAGCATGATTCAAAGATGGCTCTGGAACGCACCGCTGAGATGCGCTTCCTCGGTCTCGCCCAGTTGAAGACTGAAGGCGGCCAGACGGCTTTTGATAATGCTGCCGGTGAGCGTTTTATCTACAATCAGGAACATACAGAAATCGCTCTTGGTTATGCGATCACCCGCAAAGCCATTGACGACAACCTGTATAAGTCCCAGTTTGCACCGTCTAACCTCGGTCTGATTGAATCTTTCCAGCAGACCAAGGAAATCTACGGCGCTAACGTGCTGAACACTGCAACCACCTATAACTCTGCTATCGGTGGCGACGGTAAGGCACTCTGCGCTACGGATCACCCGATTGATGGTGGCACTGTTGCTAACCGCCCGACCACAGACGTTGACCTCAACGAGGCCACTCTGCTGAACGGCATGATTAGCATCCGTACCAACTTCAAGGATCAGGCTGGTCTGAAGGTCTTCGCTCGTGGCCGCCGTCTGGTTGTGCCCCCGGCGCTGGAACCTGTTGCCATCCGCCTTACGCAGACTGAACTGCGTCCGGGCACAGCAGACAACGATGTCAATGCGATCAAGGGAACCGCAGGCGGTCTGCCTGAAGGTTACATGGTCAATGACTATCTGACCTCTGCTACGGCTTGGTTCCTGCTGACCAACATTGACGGTCTCTCCTATATGGAGAGGGTTAAGTTTGAAACCGATATGCAAGTCGACTTTGTTACCGACAACCTTCTGGTTAAAGGTTACGAACGCTACAGCTTCGGCTATTATAATTGGAGGAGTATCTATGGTAGCTTCCCGTCCTGATTAAAATCAGGTGTTTGGGCAGTTATCAACAGATACTACTTGTAACGAACAGTCTCTCCGATGTATGGGTTAAAACCACAACACCGGAGAGGCAAATGAAGGGCAAAACGACAGTTCCCAATCTTTCACATGAACGTGTTCGGGAAGCATTGGACTACAATCCAGCCACCGGAAAGTTTGTTTGGAAGATTAGCCCTGCGAAGAATGTAAGAGCCGGAACCCCAGCAGGTGGAAGTCGCGGAAGCAAAGGCTATCGCTACATCAGTGTTGAGGGGGAAGAAATTACAGAGTGTCGCTTGGCTTGGTTTTATATGACCGGGAGGTGGCCTGAGAGGCGGGTTAGATACAAAAACGGTGATAAGTCAGATTGCCGCTTTGAAAATCTAACTCTCTTCAATGGTATTGGTGGTGAGTTTGATCACAAGACTAGGGAAGGCCGTTTGGCGTATCTGAAGTCTTACCGAGAGAAAACACCACACATCCAGAAGGCCCGCGCATTGCGCGAAAGTTTTGATCTTTCGGTTGAGCAATACGGCCAAATGCTGAAGTCTCAAGGTGGTGTATGTGCAATCTGCAAAGAGCCAGAAACGCATATGCGAAACGGGAAGATCAAAGCATTGGCCGTAGATCATGATCATCGGAATGGAAAAATCCGTGGTCTTCTTTGCTCAGGTTGCAATACGGGTATCGGAAAGCTGAAAGACGATCCAGAGGTTCTTCGTTCAGCAATTCAGTATCTAGAAAAACTTGGTGTATAGTTCACGCAGACCGGCCAAGCGGACTCTGCATAGACTGTGTGAACGTATCGTGCAGGAGGTTCCAATGGGAACGTCAACATTCTCTGGCCCTATCAAGGCTGGTGACATCTTCAATACTTCCGGCTCTACTGTTGGTACGGACGTTGCCAACGTCGGCTATGTTGTTATGGCCCAGACTAGCGCTGTTAGTCAGGCCAGTTCTGCTACTACTATTGTTATTCCGGCAGGAAGTCAGATCCTTGAGATTGATCTGAATGTTATTACTGCATGGAATGGTGCTGCCACGACTCTCGGCATCGGTACAACTGCCTCTGCTACGGCTTTGACTGCTGCGGCTGCTGTTGACGGTGCCGCAATTGGTATCGTTGCGGCGGTTCCGGGTACTGATGCTACTCGTGCAGGTAATTGGGTTAATGTTGGGACTACTGACGTTAAGATAGTAGTAACTTCAACCAATACTGGTGACGGAGATGGTTGGCTGACCGTCCGTTATATTCAGGCTATCGCAAACGTCTAATCGGACCATAGGAGGTTCACATGAAGGGTAAGGCTCCAAAAAAGGGTGCAATGCACCATACAGCATATGCCGGTGGCGACAGCGATGTTGCTAAGGAAGCAATGCAGCCAACTAACGGGTTCAAGCGCGGTGGTAAGACAGGCATGAAGGCTGAAGGCGTAATGTCCACGGCTCATGCTGGTCGTAAGCCGCGTAAGAGCGGTGGCGGTGTGTTCTCGTCTGCTGCGGCAGGCACGCCCCGCGGCAAGGCCTCTCATTACTAAGCCGTACTCCCCCTCCCACGGCACGGTAAAAGAGCAGCGGGGGCCTTAGTGCCCCCGTATTGCGAAGGAGGATGGAATGGCTAAATCGCCTGCTTGGCAGCGTTCGGAAGGAAAGAACCCGGAAGGTGGCTTGAATGCCGCTGGCCGAGCCTCTGCACGTTCTGAAGGTCATAATCTGAAACCGCCGGTATCTCGTGAGCAAGCACAGAAAAGTGATGCTGACGCAGCCCGGAGGAAGTCATTTTGTGAGCGTATGACTGGCATGAAGCGTAAATTGACCGGCTCTGCCAAAGCTGCTGACCCGGATAGCCGTATCAATAAATCTCTTAGAAAGTGGGATTGTTAGATGGCTGACAAACCTTTTTGGGAGAAAGATGCTCCAAAAGATGCTAAAGTAAAGCATCTGAATAAGCAGCAGGTGAAGTCTGCTAAAGCCAAAGCCCGTGCGGCAGGTAGGCCCTATCCCAATCTCGTGGATAATGTGGCCGCTGCTAGGGCGAAAGGGAAATAGATATGATTGCTGAACCTATTACAGTCTCTCAGACAAATGCTGGAACCAGCGGTGTTGTGGCGGTCAGCTTCATGACCAATCCCTTCAATGTTGGTCTTGGTGCTGTTGTTACCGGATCTCCGGTCTTTACAGTCCAGTACACATTTGATGATCCCATGTCCCCGGATTTCGTTGCTGCTACGGCCAACTGGTTCTCCTCCGGCCTTACGGCTGCGGGTGCAGTTGCTTTGACGGTTCCATGCCGGGGTGTCCGAATTAATGTCGCCTCTGGCGCTGGTACGGTAACTCTATACGTTCAGCAGGCCGGTACGCGCTGATAGGAGTCTAAATTGACTACTAGCGGCACATATACATTTAACCCCTCTCTGGGTGAATTGACGCTTCATGCGTTCAATCTGATTGGCTTGCGCAATACGTCCCTGACGCAGGAACATATGCAATCTTCTCGGATTGCCACGAACCTGATGTTGGCAAATTGGTCAAACAGGGGTGTAAATCTCTGGGCGGTTGATCTTGTTACGGTCCCATTGGTTGCCGGACAAGCTACCTATAATGTGGACGCCAATACCGTTGTTATTCTGGATGCTTATATGCAGACTGATAACGGTAGCGGAGATCCGATTGACCGCATTATTCTGCCGGTTAGCCGTACAGAATACGCCAGTTATCCCAATAAAGAGCAGCAGGGTTTCACCACTACATTCTGGTTTGACCGTCTGATTGCCCCTACGGTGACGTTGTGGCCGGTGCCGGATGGAACGAGTGCCCAGTATTTGAAGTATTATCGGGTGCGGCAGATACAGGATTCCAACCTTCAGGGTGGTCAGAATGTTGAAATTCCGTACCTGTGGCTGGATGCCTTTGCTACGGGACTGGCTGAAAGGTTATCCCGGATTTGGAACCCCCAGCTTGTTCAGATTACGAAGCCATTGGCTGATGAGGCATATAAGATAGCGGCTGACCAGAACGTGGAAACGGCGCAGCAGTATATATCGCCTCAGATTTCTGGTTATTACAGGTAGGGGGCGTAAATGGCATATGCTTCCCAAGCCGGTAGGGCCAGAACTAGCAGCACCAATCCTCAAGCCCACGCTATCTGTGACAGGTGCGGTTTTCGGTACAATCACGTTGATTTGCAGTGGCAATTTGACTGGGCTGGTGCATCGCTGATCAATAAGCGGATTTTGGTCTGCAATACCTGCAATGACACTCCGCAGCAGCAGTTGCGGGCTATTATTGTACCGGCAGATCCGGTGCCGATCATGAACCCGCGTGTGCAGGATTTTGTGGTTGCTTCCACTGATTCTAGAACTACTTCTGGTCAGAATACGGTTGATCCGATCACTGGATTGCCGGTTCCCGGTGGTGATACACGCATTACCCAAGACGATAATACCCGTGTTACGCAGCAGACGGGCGAACCCCCCTATGGCCTCAATGAGGAACCCGGCACCAGCATTACGGTGCCTAACGATATAGGTGGAGATGACCCCGGATTGCCGTATAATAATACGGAAGTACCAAAGACAGGGCCATTGACATGAGCAATAT